AAACGCCTTCCCCTTGATCCTTCACCGTACTCCATGATTTGTCACCTCCTTCAAGACCATAGATTTGCAGGACTTGGGACCTGCATTGGCCTTACTACTGCTCCCCCTAAGCAGTAGCCCTCGGCTAACCCTCCGGGAAGTGAACCATATCGATGTCCCACAGCCGGTACACTCCGGGGGAAACCCGGACCCGATGTTCTCCTCCCCAGATTACCTGGGAAGGGATTGGCTTTTCCTCTTTTGCCAGAACAGGGTCTGGCTTCGGAGGATTGTCAGGGAGGACAAGTCGCAGCTTGCCTCCCCTCTTCTTGGAATTACGGGTATATGACATCACAACCTCCTATAGAAACAAAAAGCCCATCCTTATGGATGGGTTGATAGAATAAGCGATCTTTACAGCATCACAGGCCAACCACGCTCTTCGATAGCATCAGTTATTGCCTGCTCAACCTGCTTATCACTTAATCCAGATAGTTCTGGTATGTCTCTATCCAGTGTGTTTGTGTGCCATACTGTTTCAGAGTCATCTATATTGGTACCGATTTCCTGAATACGCACAAGCACAAGCACAGGATATTCAAAGAACGTGAACTTTAAGCGAAACAGATTATCGATGATATTTCTCCTTCCTTATAAGAGTCGTATAGATGGGTTGATAGAACCATACCTCCTGGCAGGACTCGAACCTGGCTGTAACACCCTTCAGGAGGGACCTCTCACTGTTCGCCACTGCACAGCGATAAGCAGACTTGTTGTTGCAGAGAATACCTGCACCTTATAGCTTTACTTACTATGTATGCCCAACCATTATAAGGAACAGATGGGCAATTGTGGCTGCAATGAACTACGATGTACCCTTCGCAATATGACAGGCCATCCTGCCATATCCTACTTGGGTCTGGTTACGGGCTTGGACCTCCGTATCTATGGATGACCATAGACATCGCACTCGGAGCGCTGTCCGCTCTGCACTAAGGCAGTCCGACTATCTTTCCCATTTGAGAGCTGGGAAACGATAGAAATCTCACTCATACCGGACTCACACCGGCTCCATGGTCTTACTGACCCATTGACAGGTTACTGCCTGTTACAGTGGGAGTACCCTCCCCTACCCCCATCCCCTCCCTCCCCCCTATACCCCCATACCCCGGCAGGGGAGGGATAAACATTATTAGGGTAATAATAATGTTATGAGGGGTATAGGTTCACTTTTCCCTCTCTCCTATACTATTAATACCCCGACCCACAAATTTTTGCATTTTCACATTAGTATCTATTACGATATACCATTCAGAGGCAGTGAGAATCTTGTTCACATCCACATATTCCATTTATGGGTTTGTTTTATATATACAGGTTATCTGTAACAAAGTGGTGTATTTCACGTTTACATTCATAGCAGGACATGGTATAAAGGTTTTCAGAGGAGTTTGGGAATGAGGGCGATAAAAAAGAGAGCCAGCCTATTCTTTATAGGCCATTTTTTGATATGGGTATTAGTGACATCTGCTTTTTGTGTTGCCAACTTCGTAAAACCGTTACCATTTTTGGGAATTGTTCTTTATCTTCTTTGGTTCTGGGGGAATCTATATATCCATATCAGGCTCAATGTAGTTATCATTGAAAAATCATTCAAGAAATGGGAGGGAAAAGAGGGTCTTTTAGATCCATACATAGAACGCTTTCGCAGAATGTTGATTGATTACAAGGACAAAATGGAGATCGAAAATGGCTGATGAAGAGATTACTCAAGAGAACAACCCTGATGTATGGAATAGCCTTCATGCGACCTGGCTTAAGGAGAAACAGCCAGGTTGGGTAGTCACGAAAACATCGACTTACCAGGTGATCCAGAAAGTGGATGGTTCCTTGGCTTTCAAACCCTTTTCCTCGGAGGCTCTCTATGACACAACCAGCTTCTAGCTCACCTGTAGAGGAAGAGGAAAAGAGAGAGACTATAGGTCTTACCGATCGCCAGCTGGTTTGTATGCTTATCGCTCACAAGCATAAATTTAATTACTATCGGGAGTCTGGCAAAACTGTCTTTGAGTTCGATGCTAAAGAAACCAGTCCTCTGAGAGAGAAGTGGAAGCTCAATGAGCCTATCCCACTCAATGATGTCAGAGATCTCTATGGGGCTCAGACCGCATTTAACTCTGCTACGAGGGATTAGCAATGAACAAGATCAAGGTTTTTTATTCACAGGATATATGGACAGATGCAAACCAACTAGGTATTCTCATTCTTAGGATTTCAACGCATCGAGTTGAACTTGTCGAGGAGCAAGATCATGCCTTATAGACTTAATCCAACCAACAAAAAAGAAATCCAAATCCTTCGAGGGGATACCTGGAGAACACTAAAAATTCATAAGACGCCCGAGAAGGCAAAAAAGCATTTGAGAGCCCTTAATATAGCGATGGCTAAAGAACGTGCCCCGTAAAACAATCGCTCATCTCACCGATCAGGAGATCGAGATCCTGAAATCAGGTATCGAAGATCCTAATCTGGTCTTAAATTACTTCACCAGGAAAACTGGTGAAGAGTCTGGCTTCCAGCTCGATGAAAATTTTACAGATGATGGCAAATGGCAGGAAATGGTCTGCCAGGCCTCTCAGAAAAGAATCGTCGTCATCGGCGGCTTTGGCTCGGGCAAAACCAGGGGAGTCGGAGCTGCGGCAGTTGTCTTTTGCCTTACCACGAAAGACTTCGCCTTTATGAATGCAGCTCCGGTCTCCTGGCAGTCCGAGTTGATGTATAAATTCGTCAAAGATGCCCTGGCCAGAGGCACCCGGCTCGGAGATCTCGTCTATAACGCTCCTAAAACCCCTTATCCGATGATCGAGTTCAGGTTCTATGTTGGGAACTACTTGATGGTCACAACGATGGAGTTCATGAGCGCTGAGAAAAATGCTAATAATATTCTTGGTTGGGAGGGGGACTGGGCTAATATCGATGAAGCCGGACTCCTGGATGATCTTGGAACGACGATAACCAACCTCGGATCCCGCATGAGAGGCTCAATCAATGGCAGACCCCGCTTAGCCAGGCTGTCTCTCATCAGTAACTCCTGGGATGATCCGGAGTTGTGGTATCGTTATGACCTGGCTATCGATCTGCCCAACGATTATCTCTCCAGAACTATCTCCACCCGCCATAACCTGAATGTTACCCCTGATCAGCTGCGTTTGATGCTCAAGGATATTCCTGAAGAGGAACACGAACGCTTTATCGAAGGATCTAGACCAGAAGGGAAGGGCAACTACTTCTCTAAACCCAAGGTTCATGCCTGTGAGGATGAGGACTATAACGCCTACATTATAGACGGCGTAAAAAATGATGTCCCAGGTTATGGGTTATCCACTATTTATGGTGCCGGAGTCGTTTATTTTCAAATCCCGAGAGGTGATAACCATCATTACATGATCCTGGGAGATCCGGGAACTGGGAATGCTCCTAATCGTAATGCACCAGTCCTTATGCTGTGGGATGTTACTAATTTCCCGAAGTATAAGATGTCTCTGGCTGCTTTTTGGTGGGGAGCCGGAAATGGCTCTATAACCCCCTTCATTCGCCAGTTAGTCCGGTTTATGGCTGAATATGATCCAATTTTTACCGGAGTCGATGCAACTGGACCTCAAAAGAATACCAATGAGCTACTCAACTTGTTCTTGCAAGGAAAAAGAGTCGATCCAAAACTTAAGGATGAGTGGATTGGTGGGATTGACTATTCTACAATCACTAATTTGCATATTGGGGGACTTGACTTCTCTTCTGGAAAGAAAAACGCCTATTTGATCGCCGGTAGATTGTATATCGAGGCCAGTTTGATGGTCTGGCCCAAGATGATCACCGGCGTCAGGAGCCAGCTGACCAATTATGACCCTGCAAAAGATACGGGAACACAAAGGTCTAAACTTACTCAGGACATCGTTGCGTGCTTATGTATGTCGGCTCATGCAGCACGTCTCTGGTTTCAAGTCTCGCCTGAAAATCCGTCTCAGGCAGACCTCAATCAAGCTATTACGCTTCTTGATACAAAAGCTGACAGAACTATGCGCCTGGTTGGAGAGGAGCGAAACCTCCGAGTCACTGTACGAGGTTGATCGCTCTCTAAGATTGCCAAACAGAGCCTTACACACGACTTACCGGCGCAATAAGGGACTTTTTGATCGTTAGCTGATAGTTGACTTTTGCGAGAAGGTCTGTATAATAATAGGGATCATATATGATCCGTTGGGGGAATTTTTACTTAGACTGTTTCTGGAACGTTATAGGTGGGTAAGATACATCAGGAAACAGCTTGTTTACTCAAATCAGAGAGTTTATTGATAACATTCGAGAGCCTAGAGTCTCTTTTGCTCTTCAGGACCTCGAGGGTTTTCCTTACGACGAGTACAACCGCAACCTGACGCATTATACGGAGCTCGAGCGATGGCATAGCGGTGATGCACTCGATGAGACTGTTGAGCGCCAGGGTAAAGAGGTCGAGCTCTATCCTGTTAAGATTAACCCTCTCCCCAGGTCGATAGAGCAGCATACTTATTTCTTGTTTGGCCAGGTCAAGCAGGATGATCGCCCCCTGGTCTATCCTAAAATAAATCCCCTCGAATATTCCAATCAAGAACAAGTCAAGGATGCCAAAAAGCTCGAAGATATCCTGTATCGAATCTGGTCGGAAAGTAATGGCCGGGCTATACAGTGGACTAATGGAGCAATTTCTCAGCTCTATGGTGGATGTGTTTTTCGACTGGTTTACGATCCTTTCGATCCCCTACGAACTATTCCTATCCGCATAGAATCAATCCATCCCAAGTCATGTGTCATCATCCCTGATGGGACAGACCTATGGCGAGTAAGAGAAGCATGGATCGTCAGGGCTATCAATCATAGTGAGGCTCAAGACCATGGAGTGGACATATCAATATCCGAACAACCCTGGATGGTAGAGCATTTCACCAAATCCTTTTATGAATGTTCTATCAATGGACAACCGGCTAAGCGATTTGTTAATGGTGAGTGGCAAGAGCTCAGTGGTCCCAATTACTGGGGTTTTGTCCCTATCGTCTATATCCCCCACATTCGAGTTTATGGCTTTTATGGGGAAACCTTTGTGGATAATGTCATAGGCATTATCAAAGAACTTAACCTGAGACTCGCAGATTTTGGAGATGCAGTTACCAGGGATGCCCATACATACCTGGGAATGCGTAATGTCAACGGAGCTCCAACTATCCAACAAATAGCCCCAGGACTCTACGCGGTCAACCTGCACTCCTCTCCCATGATCACCGGTGGCGAGGCTGAACCAGATCTATTCACATTAGGTTCTGCAACAGCCTCCGAGCCAATGGAAAACTTGGTGGATTTGCTATGGAAGATCTACCGACGTTTGGCCTCTATTCCGGCAGTTGCGGATGGCGAAGATGAAGGCTCTCAACGCTCTGCTGCAACCTTAGTTACTAGAATGTTAGCTCTTATCTCTCATACCGATATCGAGCGGATTTTTTGGTCAACCGGCCTAAACCTACTCGCCAGAATGATGATCAAAATGCTGATGCTGATCCCAGACATTACCAGGAACGTTGAGGTATCTCCGGATTTCCTTGTATATCCAGTCCGACATGAATGGGCTCCTGTGCTTCCGAAGGATCGGGAAGTCGTTGTCCAAGAGGTTGTAGCCCTAATGGCGGCCCATCTGGGCTCGATTGAAAGGCTACTTGACCTGTTAGGAGTCGATAACCCCTCCGAGGAAAGGGATCTCATTATGAAGGACTTGAAAGAAATTGCAGAGACAGAATCTAAGGCTGCTGCAAAAGCTCAGCCCCCACAAGCTAAAGGCGTAAAGGGTAGTAGTGTTTCTGCTTCTCAAGGAACTCCGGCGAGAGAAAAGAATCAGGAAGGACAATAGCAATCATGTCTGATGATGCGGACCCGAAACAGGGCACAGGCGAACCTCAAGATACGCCTGGAACCAGTTCGACTAGCGCACCTGAGAAGAAAACCGACTGGGAAGCTGCTTACAAAGGTCTCCAGCGCAACTATGATAGACTGCAAAAACAGTTTACCGAATTACAAGGCAAGTATGACCAGCTCACGGAGGAATCCGAGGGAACCAAGCAGTCCCATAAGCTTCTCGGGACAGAGAAAGAAAGCGTCATGGCTCAGAATGTAGCATTAACAAAGCAAATCGCAGGTTTGCAAGATAGTGAGGCTAATCGTACTCTTGAGAGAGATCGTTATATGCTCGTCTTGAGCGATTTTCCAGACTTGTCCGCTTTCGAGGCTAAGGGCTTGCTTCCTTCTGGTGGCAACGTCGATGAACTTCGGGAGAAATTCACCAAGTTTAGAGAAGCTCTTGGGAAGACAGGAGACGACAAGGTGAAGGATGCCTTGAAGGGAGCTGGGCCTGGTGACGTTAGTGATCAGACTGGTAAAAAGCGCTCAAAAGATCAAGTCTATGACGAGCTGGTGGCTGCTGCTGGTAAAAAAGACCCAGAAGGCCGCAAGAAATATGACGCTCTCATGGAGGAGTGGATTGCCCTCAATTAATGGAGATTAACTCATGGCTACAGGTGATTTCGATACCTATTATAGCGATGAACCCTTTTCCGTCATGGATAAGAATCAGCGTACCTGGCTCGACCCAGACCTGATCGATATGTGGCGGTTACGAAGTGTGTTTCGTCCTATTCTAAACTTCACCCGCAGCTTGCTTGATGTTCGTGCTACCTCGATGACCGTTACTCAGGTGCTGGACCCACACCCAGACACGACAGCTCTCGCAGCTCGTCAAATCTGGATGCCTTCCATGCACATCGATTCTCGGGCTATTGAGATCACGTTCCAGCATAACGGCAATAAGATCGCTTATCATAAATACGATGACATGGTGACTTATTGGCGTCGCAACAATCAAGCCGGTATGCGGAGGATCGCCAGGGGCTCTCTTGGACAGGCAGAGGTCGATATGAACGATTTATTGGCCCGCAATGCTCTCATCCAGGGTGCTCTGACGACAGGCTATGCCCTCTATATGGGCAGCGCAACCAACTTTGCCACTCTCGGGACCGGGGATCTTTATGACCCCGATATGGGTTCCGATATATGGTTAGGTATGGCTAACCGTGGTGTTGCTGAAGCTCTTGGTCCTACCGGAGCGGAAGGCTCTATCGTTTGCTATACCTCGCCAGGTGTCATCTACGATGTTCAGAATAACGAGGACTGGATCACCTTGCGTGAGTACCTCCAGGATCGTACTTTGCTGAACTACGAAGTTGGCGCTCACAAGAATGTCCGTTACGTTCAGACTCCCAAGTGTACCTTGTGGAACTGTGGAACGATTATCGCCCGAGCCCCGGTGTCGGCTGTTGTCCGGGCCGGTGATGGTTCTCCTAATCCTTCCACTACGAAGGTGGATGGTACATATATGGTCGGCCAGGAAGTCGATGGCGATATCAAGCACTACATCCAGCTGGGTAATTTCACCAGTGGGTCTCTGGGGAACCTTGCCGTCAATGACATCATCACCATTCATGCTACCACAACCGCTGCTTATGGCGTTACTGGTGGTGTGAACTTCAACGAAGGCAAGTTGACCAATCGCCGTATCGTGTCTATCGACTCTGTAAATGGCCGTATCGCTGTGGATACGCCGGTTCTGGTAGATTTCACGACTGACCTGGGAGGCGGCACGTATGCTTATATCACTAAGGGTCGCCATATCCATGCTTCCATCTTCGTTGGAGGGCCTCAGGCAGTCGTGGCAGGAGTGGCTCAACAGCCCCAGTTCTACGATCTTGATCCGATCGACGACTTCAAAGCCATCTATCGCTTCTCGTTCGATCAGTACATGGGCTATCAGCCGTTCCGCCCTGAAGTGTTTGAGGTGATTTTCTCGGCTGGTACTGTCCGCTTGAAGGGTGCTAAGGTAGTCCAGTAAGCTATGAGTATCACTTACGGTGATTTTGTCGAAAAGGTCCTGCGTCTCTTAGACGACCCAGGCCAGCAAATCTACGAAGATGGGTTGGTTTGGGATGGGATCTGCGGAGCCCATGAGGCGATTATGCCTTATGCTCCAAAGTTCGCTCAGGCTACATTAACAGCTGGATCTGCTGGAGATCTCTATACACTTCCTACGGATTTGTATAGTATCCAAGCTGTCCAGGATGTTGATAGCGGCAAATTCATTCCACGTGCTACTCTGGCTCCTCTGACTGCCCGATCGAGTACCTCAAGTTCGGATAATGATTGGATCGAATA